TAGATCTAAATGTAACATTAGATGTGTAATACTCAATGCCATCATCCATTATCACTGTGACATGATTTGGTGGTGAAACCTGGGCACCCACAAACTTTGATTGTTTGTAAAGTTCCCGAAACATTCAACCTACACTATACGGAGATAATCCTTGAATGGCATGATACTTGTCGCACCCTTGATGAAGTCTCTGTGTTCTTGTGCGTGATTAAACGCTTCCCTGACCATGCGTTCTGCGAGAATACTATCATATGTACACGGATCAACCGCACCAATGAGGTAACCCGGAGTAATCACTTTAGCTTTTACAGAAAGACTGGTAATTAAGTAGTCATATTCACACATTTCAGAAATAACAACAACAGCGTACCCACGATTTCCATAGCTGTATTCAATAGAAGTCCGATAATCACCGCGTGTACTTGGTGTGATGACATTCGTTATCTTTGAGTTTCTCGCGAGACCTGCGTGTGTTGTCAATCCACTGTTGTGTCTTCCAGGTACTTCTAGGAAGACGATGGAGTTTGTTGAAGACGCTTCAATGTACGCAGAATCAATGTACCTCGCAAGCTCTTGAACAGCTGTTTGGAAACCAATAGATTCTAAACCTGGCATGTCATTGAAGATTGTTTTAGCGATACCGATAATATTGGTATCCACCCGATCATCGAGGGCTAAATCTCTCGCAGACTTCATGGACTCATTTCCACAAATACAATAGAGACGGTCGTAATCACCAAGGTTCTTTACGGCACGGTCAATGTCAACATAGTCGTATGATGTTTTTAACAGTGAACCTGGTCCATCATCAATGTGTTCTTGATCAAAGTACTCCTTGATATTTTGATTGAGACCTCTAAATCCATCACAGAAACCATGGACTTTATTACCTTGATTTCTCTCACGGAGAGTGATTGAGCGAATGAGAGTGTTGACACCTGGACAAACACCACCGGCGGTGAGGATGCCAATGTTCATTTTGAATTACATGCGCGCGAAGTTTTTATGTATGATTTTTCCCAAAGTGAAACCAATCACATTTGTTAAGTTTTCACCAATTGAGTAATGCCATGTGTGTTTAGATGAATTTTTAATACCAAATAGTTTGTCAATAAAGTTTTCATATTTTTGATATCCTCCATAAACTTTACGATACCAAAGAGGTGTTTCTTCATTTGATGGAGAAAGGCAACCACCCAATTCTCTCACAATGTCCATTCTCTGTGAAAGCCAGTACTCAAATATTTCCCAAACGATGCCCAGGGTTATCCAAAACCAAAATTGTTTGGGATACATGGCACCCAAAAGTGTGTAAAGGAAGAAGTGACCATACTGGAAGCCATAGAATTCTGTCCTGTAACAGTCTGTAGTTTTTTCGTCACAAGGACAGCGTCTCGCATAACGAAAAAACCATAATGTGAATAGTAGGATAACTATAAACATTCCTACTTAAATCTGAGAAAAATAGCTACGATGATCAGTGTTGAGCAGATAAGAACAAGTATGTCATTACTAGTTTTCATAATATCATACCCAGGTTGAACCTGTTTATCTATTCCTGTTGGTTTTACAATCAAATTATTTAGGATTGGCCATATATATCCCCAACCTTCCCGCGCATTCTCGGTCTCTTCAACTTTTTGATACGCCACGGGTTTGTGATAAGTATACTTAGAAGTGTGTCTATTTGTTTCAAAGTCTGAGTGACCTAACATAAAATCAGCATCTATCGCATAACGCATATAGTCTTCATTATATACGACTGCGTGTGCAGCACTATTGTACAGAAGAAGATGATGCTTCTTTTGTGTAACAATATCAATTGGTGAAGAGAGGGAAAAGGTTGTACCAAGGCTGTAAATTGATGGATTTTTCTCAATAAGGAAACTATTAAGATCTTCAATAACTTTGGGATCTCTCACACGCTCATCAAACTCGCAATCATCTTCAAGGAGTAGGATTCGTTTGTAACCTCTATCAAGTGCATGTTTGAAAGCTTTTTTGTTAGCATCTTCCAAGTCGTAGTTGGGTCCCCTCTTCCTGAGGTCCTTGTCGCATTTTTTGTATCCATAGTTGTACTGAAACACGACATTTGTGGTGAGATTTGACTTGACAATGTTTTGGTATATCTGTTGCTTTCGGGGTGACCCATGCATTATCAGTACATATGTACAATCCACACTTGGATCCAAACTACCTTGAGTTACATGGAACTCTTCGTAGTAGTAACAAGGTGGATCCATTACTATATAATTGAAAAAAATTCTAATAATTGAATACACACAATTCTTGTACATATATTGTGTCTACGCTTTTGTAGCTTAACTAATACCAATTGTCGTCGTACATATATACTTGGGGCCACCCTTTACTTCATTACCAATGTGTGGAAATATCCATGAACAAGGGTAGATTAACATTTTACCAGTTTCGGGTCTGACTTTTCTCCCGTGTATAAACTCGGTACAACCACCTTCATCTTCTTCCAATGTATTCATATAAAAGAGTACTTGTAAAAAATAACTTTTCTTGGGATCTCCATCGTGATGCCACGCATAGAAATTCCCCTTTTCTATCCGTTGTAAGGGAAATCCTGTAAAGTATATACTTTTATTATCAAGTTCTCTATCGTACACGTGATTATCTGTGTTGTAATGTGCAAAGTTAGTCTGTAACCGTGTCATATATTCATTATATGCCTTCGTAGCATAGTTATGAAAAAGGGTATCTATGTCCACCCATCCCTCTGTACCTCCAAGAGACAATTCTGTATTGAGCTTATCTCGCTCGACTACAACTCCATTTGTGGTATAGTAATAGTACCCATGCTTCTTTCGAGGGTCTGCCTCAAATCGTCGCACGATTGATTCGCATATATCGTTTGGTATGAAATTAGGTATTTCTAAAATATATTCGTCCATATGATTACATAGTTCTTTATTCTTTAAACACTCTCCATTCTCGCTAAATCATCTATACTAGTTCCATCCTTACTTTTACGTGTGACAGCCTTGAACGCACCCAACCACCTCGTGACGGCGCGATTAGAACCGAGTTGCGACGACGTTTCATCACTCACGATGATACTAAGTCCATTACACACATCTGGTTTATTTGTGCGTTCGGGGAACTCTAAATTAAAGGCTTGTATAGATATCGCAGGGATGTCAGGGGCCTCATCGAGAAGCCTATCATATTCCTCACGACACTTCTTGACAAACTCAATAACACATGTTCTATCTTGTGGGTCTAGTGAAAGTTCCATATCAATATTCCTATAATACTTTGAATATTGAACACACATAGATGAGTGTAATTCTGAAAGACTGAGACTTTGACTAAACTTACCTATACTCGTAAGAATTCCACCAAGTACATTGAGGAATGCAAACATATATTGAACGATCATGATTTTAGCCCTTGTCTCGGATGAAATACTCTCATTTCCACTTGGATTAAGTACAGCGAAACCACCAACACCCGTGATACTTGCGATGACTATACTTGGGTAGGAGAGGTAATCATTTTGCTTTTTATAGTGGAGCCTTGCGTGGTTGTGCAACCAGCGATATCCTGCAGCTCTCTCTGCCCACGATTTAAGAAGCCTCTCCTGCTTCTCACACCATGGGTGAGTCTCCTCGTGTGCTTCCATTATTTTACGCGGGCATTTTTAATCTCTGTCGCCTCCTGATACGCGAGAGAGTCTACCAGTTCATTCTGTGGGTCTCCATTGTGCGCCTTGACCCAACGCCACTCTACAGACTTCATTTTTTGAGAGAGTGTATCAATTTCAATCCACAGTTCTTTATTCTTAACGGGTGTACCCGCAGCTGTACGCCACCCATTCCTTTTCCAGTTTTTAATCCATGAAGTTATACCATTCTTGACATAGTTACTATCGGTAAATAGCCTTATCTCAAGAATGTCGCGTGCGAGACACTGTTGAAGTGCCTTAACGACTGCAGTCATTTCCATAGCGTTGTTTGTAGTGTTGTCTTGTCCCCCAGAGATTCTCAATCCTGGGCCAACAACACCCCACCCACCTGGACCGGGGTTGCCGAGGCAACTACCATCCGTGTAAATGTCCCGCATTTGTTATTACATGTGTCATTTATTTAAGTTTGAAATATCCATTACGACCATTGCGTGAAATTGTGAAAAAGGTTGCGAGAATACCCACCACAAGGATTGACACTGGAATCCAGATTCCCATTTGTTGTTGCTTGGTTTGCTTTTCAGCCATTTATTATATAAAAATATTTTTTTATACATCTGTAGAGTTTGGAAGTTGAGTTTTCATTTCAGCGTACAAAACATCATAAATATTTCCAGTTATTGGTGTGTCCTGTTCGATGCTGACATACTTATGTCCTATGGAAGATTTTCCAGACTCCTTAGCTTCCTTTGAAATCCACATTGTAAAACCAGCTTGCGCTGTGTATTTAGTTGTAGTTGTAACACGATCCGTGTGTGTATCGGTCTCCGCATCATACACGTGTTCACGGTTTTCTCTGACATCCTTTCGGATTCTGATTTCATTTGTATTTATAGACACATAATAACTATTCACTGAGACACCTGATCCCAATACAAGTTCTTCTGTAACATTAACACCCATTTTACTATCATACTAGATTTAAAAATTGTGATTATTACCAATTTTTAAACTTAATTTTTTTATTACGAGAAACGAGACGAGATCACATACTTAAGCCATAATTAGCCTAGTTGGAGAACGCAAGACCGCCCATACCGGATTGGATGCGGAGGACGTTGTAGTTGACCGCGAACATGTGCATGGTGGTGGAGGCAACCGCCGCTGGGAGAGTGACCGCGACTTGCGCGTTGTCGATGCGGGAGAAGTTGCAAGTACCAGTTGGTTGGTGTTCTTCTGGCTTGAGGGCGAAGGAGTACGAGTACACACCCGCGTATGGGTTACCACTGTGGTGGTTGTATGGTTGCACTTGGTTGAAGTACTTACCCTTTTGGGCCTTGAATCGGTCTTGACCGTTGAGGACCAACTTGAAATCAGTCATTGGACCAACGCGCTCTTCGTCGAAGTCGGAAGTGGACGCATCGGCGTTGTAGAGTGGGACACCACCCGCTTGGCCGATTGGCACATAGCAGTTGGCGGCGGTACCCGCGCGGGCATCGCATTCAAGAACAATGTCAGCCGCCGCTGGTTCGGAGGTGAAGTTCCACAAGGAGGTGGCAACGTTCGCCGCCGCTGGGTCGTTGAAGCACCACACCAATTCCTTGACTGGGTGGTTGTAGCTGAGGCGCTTGTTGGAGGTCGAGCCCGCAGTGACGGTGTCGGAGCCAGTGTGTTGCACTTGCTCGATGAGGTACTCGTGACCCTTTTGCGCGAATCGGCGACGCTCTTCGGTGTCCAAGTACACGTAGTTCGCCCAGACCTTGAACA